TCAGCGGTTGATTTAATACCCGAAATGCAATGGGCAAAAGAATCAATAAAATGCGATGCTGATATTCGCTCGATGTGTAGCCGTGGTTTTGCACAGGAGTTCTTTAAGAATAACCGCTAACGTTTTGCGTGTATAAGAAGTGGTGGAAAAACACACCTAAAACTTTGATTAATAGCTAATAACAACAAAATGAAACTAAACTTTAAATTAAGCTTTAAACCACCATTTATTATACACGATGTTAGTGAGAGTGCTTTCATCTATGGTTCGCTGAATGGTCAAATCGCAAGAAAGCATAAAAAGAACGGTAATGTTCAATTTATTTTATGGTACGCTGGAACACAAGGACACACAGAAGATTATTGGCATAATTTCGATAAAAGTTGGTGGGAGTTATTCGAGCATTCTCACTAACGTTAAACGGCTTTGCTTTGTTGCGGAAAAGTAAGCCAAGACTTTAGATTTAAAAACAATAATAACAAATACAAACCGAACATCAAATTATGCCTAAAACCGCAATAGAGCAAAACCGATGTTATAAGTAGCTTTTTTATGAAATATAAAGATTTAATTGATTTAGGATTTGAACGCTTTGAAATGGGCGATGGATTTGATATGTTAGGATTTTATGACTTTTACTTATTTTTAAAAGTGAGTAAAGAAATATCCTTTGAATGGAATTGGCAACATAAAGACATTGTAAAAATGGTTCATTATAAAAAAAGTGATGTTCAAAATTACATTGAAATTATAGACCTGAAAACTTTAAAAGACTTCATTTATCTATACAAAGAAAAAGCTGGTAATAGCGGAATAAAACCAAAAATAGGAGTTGATAATTCTGCTAAATGTTCTGCACCGCTATACGCTTAAAGTTACTTATAACGTCTCGTGGCTATACGTCCGTTTGGGACTGACAAGCCTAAAACATTAAATTAAACACAAGACTTTCGGATAGTCCGAGAGCTTAAATTAAACACTAAACCCCAAATGGCGTATAACCGCTGTTGTGCGATGGTGCTTTTAAATACTAAATTAATAAATTATAAAAATGAAAATACAAGAAAACTACTTCTACAAATTAGATAATTTAAAAGAAGTAAAAGTGATTTGGAAAAAATACGATAAAGCTAATATTTTAGAGATTGGGGTTGAATATCCAACTGCAATAGTTGATTTAGATAGATTTTCTGGAATTAAGATAACTGAAGAATGGTTGTTGAAATTTGGGTTTATCAAAAGATATGAAGATTGCTATGAGTTAGGTCAATTGATTTTAAATGATAAATTTATAATGATGGATATTGACATAACTATAAAATTAGAACACGTTCATCAATTGCAAAATTTATATTATACACTTTTCGGGAAAGAATTAGTTATTTCTAATGTGGTCTCGTAGCATCTCGCACAACTAGTAAATACACGCAAGTTTATGCGTTTTTAACAAAAAACTAATGGCAAACACATACAGAACAAGTATAGGCGAACGCTTTACACAACCACAAATTGAAGCTAAAATAAAACAAGCAAAGGCAAAGAAATTGCAAAATATGATTGATGAGTTCGGCTATGTTTTTTGTGAACAATGTGGCGTTTCTTCAGGAACATATCTCGATTGTAGCCATGACATATCTATAAAACGTGCTAAAGAAGATGGTAAGACGGAACAATGCTGGAATGTAAAGAATATTACAATTCTATGCAGAAAGCACCACCAAGAAAAAGACAAACTTAATACACAATTCAAATGAAAACGATATTACCACAACCAATGACAAATACGCAAGAGGTGTTATATACGTTAATTACGCAAGGAAACGTATCTTTTATCGACTTTAGCTACTTACAAGGGTTTCGCACTAGAGTATCTAATTTAAAAGCGTTATACGGCTTAAAATTGAATATTGAAAATAAAGAAGGTAAAAACAAATTTGGCAGGACTTATAAATATCACTTGCACGTTTTACCGTTAGAAGAAAAACAAAACGCAATCGACTTGTATTTTGAGCTGCATTCTAATTCGAGTAAAAAAATAGGAAGAATTTATAGAAAACAATATAGCGTTTAAAAAAGTTGTAACAATATCGAAAATCTTATAAAAATCATTTGAAATGAAACGACTAAATTATTACAAAGTACACAAAAATAAGAATCCAAAAATAATAAAAAGAATAAAACCTAATTCTTTGCAAATTCAATTATCTTTATTAACTATGTCTTCTTTTGTTCAAAATTCAATTATCATTTCTCAAAATTTTAAATCTTTAGCAGAGAAACATTTAGCTTTAGTTAATAACATTACTAATCATGTAGAGAAGCTTCAAAGTATAATTAAACAAGAAAAATCTAATCGTTATTTAAAAAAACGCAGTTGAAAAGTTGTAGTTAATTATTTTTTACTATATTTTCATATCTATTGTTCAGGCAGGCTCAATAGAAATTAAAGACCTTTTAAAAAGCTCACAAAAGTAAGTCCTGCCTGACTGAAATTGTGGGCTATTTTTATTTTATAACAATGGCTAAAGAGTTACCTTTTTTTAAATTTGAGCCTAATGCTTGGGAAAATGGAAACATACAGATGTTACCTAGAGAGGATAAAGGCTTATTTATGGATGTTTGCAGTATGTATTGGTCAAGGCTTGGGGATTTACCTTTAAAACTAGTTATTCAAAAGTTATGTGCTGGCAATGCGACCGCATTAAATTCGCTTTGCGACGAAAAAATTATAGAGGTTATTGAAGGCAATATTTACATTAAATTTTTAAGCGAACAGTTACTTGAATTTAATAACACTAGCGAACAAAATAGTAAAAACGCAAAAGAGCGTTGGGAAAAGCACCGTAAACAAAAGGACGAATGCGAGCGCAATGCGAGCGCATTAATTTCGCAATACGAAAGTGATGCCATAAGAGAAGAGAATAGAAGAGAAGATGAGATAAAAGAAAATAAGATAAAAGAAGATATAACGGCTTTGCCTTTTTCTTTTTATAATTCAATGATAAAATACGGCTTTGATAAAAATTTAGTTTCAGATTGGTTAAAAGTTCGTAAAACAAAAAAATCAACAAATACAGAAACGTCTTTCAACTCTTTTATAAAAGAAATTGAAAAAAGACCATGTGAAATAAACGAAATTTTAGAGTTTTTGGTAGTTAGCAATTGGGCGGCTTTAAAATGGGATTGGGTAGATAATAAAAGAAATGAAAAAAATAATGAAAAAATAAAACCTAAAAATTTAATCCAAACAAATGACTAAAAAATATATCGAACCATCGCAACAAGAGTTTTTAATCATTCCGGAAAATGAATTAAAAGAAAAATATCCAAATCTATCAAAAGAAGATATTGATTTTTTCATGCCGAAAAATAAAATATTAGATTTTGAAATTGAATTTATAAGCTACCGAAAATATCAATCTTTGATAGAAAAAAGAAAAGAGCTAAATAATTATAATCAAATAAATGGAGAGCAAAAAACGCTTTCAGAAAAAGAATTATCTCAAATTGAAAAATACGAAAGCCGAAATAAAAATGAAAAAGAATGTTTTCAAAATGAGCTGACCTACTGGGATAAAGTTTTAGATAACGAAAAGAAAAATGTATTTGTAAACGACGGGCTGACTCCTGATAAAAAAACATTGTACAAATTATTTTTACAAGCATATAAGCATCTAAACGGATTTGATTATGTTTTGACCGAGGAATCAATAAAAAACATCGAGCCTGTTATAAAATATTTTTCAAGAGAAAAAGACTTTGTAGAAAGCGAAAATTTAATAAAAAAAGTAGGTAATAAAAATTTAGATTATAGCTCAAAAAAAGGATTGCTACTTATTGGAAATGTTGGAAACGGAAAAACTTCAGTAATGAAAACAATGCAATTTTTAATAAATCATTACTATTTAGAATCGATAAAAGAAAAATGGAAAACGGCTGGCGATTGGAATGCAATAAGATTTTCATTCAAGACAACTGAAGAGTTGGTTTCCGAATTTGAATATTTGAAAACTCAAGAGGAAAAAGATTTGTTTTTCCGCTACAACTCAAGTGGAGGCTTATTTCTTGACGATTTGAAAAGAGAAAAAAACGCATCTAACTACGGAATAACTAATGTTATCGCTAGTATTTTAGAAAAAAGGTATAATAATTTAAAAAAATACACTGGAAATAAAGATAAAATATCGATTACACACGGAACAATGAATTTCCATACTGAATATCCAAATGACATTGAAATAGCAATACAAGAATGCGGTGTTAGATATGGAAGTCACGTTTACGATAGAATATTCGAGATGTTCAATATTGTTGAATTTAAAGGTAAATCATTCAGAAAATGAAAATAACAGCACAAGAAACATTAAGAATAGTTTGTGACTACTACAATGTGAATGTTTCACAAATTCAATCTGAAACTAGAAAAGCTAAAATAGTCTATGCAAGGCATATTTATAACTATTTAGCAAAAACGCTAACAATTGATAAACCCGAATATATCGGTTTGATAATAAAAAGAGATAGAACAACTGTTTTGCATTCTGTAAAAAAAATATCAAATGAAATCCAACTTTACAGCGATATTGTAAACGATGTTTTCTTATTAACAGAGAGAATTTCAGAAAACAAATTAGTGATAAAAGACATTGACTTATTGCAATTATCAATCAATTACACAAAATCATTTTTAAATTGAATGATTATAAATAACGTATATTTGTCGGACATAAATAAATTATTTGTATCTTTACTGCATCGAAAATGAAATATAGAATAATTGAATTGATTAATAAAAAGCACGAAGAAAGTAATGGAAGTTCAGGAATAAGTTTAGTTGATTTAATTTCAATTTTAAACACAAATTTTTCAGAATTGAAAAATACACTTTCTGAAATACACAAAGAAAAAACAATAAAAGTGCGAAAAGGAATAAATGGATTTTTAATATTTAAAAAATAAAAACAGATAAAAATGAATACAGTTTATTTTCAACCAAAAGGGATTGACCCTAAATATTGTGAAGTAGGAACTATAATAGAAACAGACCCTGAATATATTTCATATTTAGATGAGCCTTGTAAAATTCTAATTAGTGAGGTTAAAATCATAGATAAGAAAAATGTTATTTTCGATAAAAAAAGTCGTTTAATTCGGGTTCTACAAAATGAGTTATAACGTTTTGTAGCTTGTTGCAGTGGCGTGCAAGTAAGCGAGTAGTTTCGTTTTAAAAACTACAATACCTAGAAGCCAAAACATTAAATTAAACAACAAACCAGCCATTGCTACAAACTACTGTTATAGTTAGTGGCGGTTTTTAAAACCTAAAGTATTATGAAAAAAGCATTAAGATTATCTTTTAAAGTATTTTTATTTTTACCTTGCTTATTAGCTGATTTGGTTACATTACCACTTCAATTGATTTTAACAAAAATGAATGAAGATTTTAGTCCTTATCCTTTTTGTCAATATTTAATTCAATCGTAGCCATTGACTATAACGTTTTGGGGCTTTATGAAGTTGGGGGTTTTGGAAACCGAATGTTGAATAAAGCACTAATGCTAAATAGAATACCAAAAGCCAAAATTAAGCACCGAAGCCCCAATTTCATAAAACCCTTGTTAGCCGTTCGTTCTTTTTCGGTTGACATACAAAAATTAAAATAATTAAAATGAAAAATATAGAAGCATTAAAACAGAGATTAGAAATTGAAACGTCTGAAAAGTTGTTTGATATTGATAAACAACCTGAACAACAATGCCCTACAATAAATAAAATGCAAGCTAATATTAAAGACGGTTGTAATGAAATTGAAAGATATTGTAAAGATTTGCGAAACATTGAAGGGGCTGAAAGTTTATCATCTGATATTGAAAGCTCGGTTTCCTACTATTTGTCGGATAAAATTTTTGAATTAGAGGAATTGAGAAAGGAAATTGAAAATATTAGGAAATGGGGTCAAAGCTGGAAAGATTTAGCAAAAACAATTTTAAACAACACAAAAAAGGAAGAAGATATTGTACATTATTTTTCTTCTGATTGTCAAATTAAATATGACGAGTTATACGCTGTCGTTTTAGAATGACGGCTAACTACAATATACCCGAAGTACAAAAAATTATACCAATGGAAACACCAATAGAATCAATCAACGGCAAAAAACTAAATGAATTTGTGTACAACAAATATTTAGAAAATAGTTTAACAGACAATGATTTAGTACAATTACTTGTACTGCTATTTGATTTACTAGGATTAAAATCTATTTCTAAATTTTGCAAGCTGTATGGTAAAAATTATAAAGGTGTCCAAAAATTCTCTAAAAATGTGATTGACATCAACACTTACAAATTTGTAATTGATAATGAATGAACTATATACAACAGAATACATTTCAGAAACTTATGGAATAAGTATAAAATGTATAAAAGAAAGGATAAAAGAGTTAAAAATAAAATCAACATTAAAACAAAGAAACAACTTTTTATACAATCAAAAGCAAGTAGAATCGATAATCTCTTTAGGAAAAGAAATTATTAGAGAGGTTGAGGTAATAAAAGTAACAGAAACGTATATTTATATTCCTAGCATTATGAATTATACAGAAATTTTATAGTTATGTGTGAAAAAGAAAAAAAAGCAATAGAATTGTACGAGATGTTTTATTTTGCTCCAGACGAAGATGGATTTCATTCAAAAAATAAATATAGAGCAAAAGTACAGGCTATTTTATGCTGTAAAGAAATAATAAAATCCTGCGAATATAATAACGTGGAATCTTATAACACTAATTGGTGGGAAGGTGTTATTTTATTTATAAGTGAATTTTAACTAAAATAAAAAAACCAATAAAATCAATACTTGAGTCAACATTGCACACACGGTGGAGACAAAGCAATGAAATAAAAAAACAATCAAAAAATGGAAATAGAAAAAGCAATCGAAATTTTAGAAAATCACAATAAATGGAGACGGAATATAGACGACTCTTTAGATTTAAAACAAGCTAATCCAACAGATTTAGGAATAGCCATTGAAACAGTAGTTAAAAAATTTAAACCTATTATCGACTGTGAATGTCAAAAAGGAATCGCTAGTATAATAGGAATTGATGGTGGTTGTAAAGATTTCTATGTAGGTAATAACTTAATCAAATAAAAAATAATTCGTATATTTGTAATAAAAAAAGTTATGGCTAATACCATTATAAAGATGTATTGAGATAATACACGACTTTTTTTATTTAGACTTAATAAAAACAACAATATGAAAAAATTAATAATAATCATTTTAACGATTGCTTTTATTTCTTGCACAAAAGATGAGACTTGTGAAAAAGAACTAAACATAGCAACTGAAAACTACATAAAAGCGTTAAATAACTGCAACGGCAGCTCAACCGCTATAAATAGCGTATCGCAACAGTATGAAATAAAAAAACAATCGATTTTAAATAATTGTAAGTAATGGCAGCTCCTATAGGTAATAATTACTGGCAATTTAGAAATAAACACGGAGCTGATTTCAAATACACTCCTGAAAGTTTATGGATAGAAGCTATTCAATATTTTGAGTTCATGCTTGGAAAAGTATGGAACAAAAAAGAATCTATAAAATCAGGAGATTTAGCTGGTAAAACAATGGACGTGCCTACTCAAACACCTATGAGTATTGGTTCTTTTTGTTTGTTTGCTGATATATGTGAAGACACATTTAATAACTACTTAAAAAAAGAAGGTTACGAAGATTTTTTCGGAGTCACAAAAGCGATCAAAATAATTATAGAGACCCAACAATTTGAAGGAGCTACTGTAGGTGCATTTAATGCAAATATAATAGCTAGAAAATTAGGCTTAACTGAAAACACAGATATTACAACTGGAGGCGAAAAGATACAAAACGCTCCATCGTCAATAAGCGTTAGAATAATAAAAAATGATGACGAAGAGTAGCGGAATAGAATTTTTAGCTACAAAAGTATTTGAGGATATTTGGGGAGCTATAAAGTCAAATAATTACAAATTAATAGTAGAAGAAGGCAGTAGCCGTTCTAGTAAGACTTGGAGTAACTTCCAAGTTTTGTTTTTAGATTTATTTGAGAATCCTTTAACCACTTGCACCATTTTAAGAGATACGCAAAAGTCATGTCGTGAAATAGTTGAGGTCGATTGGATTAAATGGTTAAGCGATCCAATGGGACGAAAAAAACAACTAGAAAAAAAAGAAATCACAGTACAGCAATTTGATGAATTTATAACAAAAGAAAACTTAACTAAATTCTTTTTAAGAAATAAAACGAATCACACTTGGACCTTTATACACAATAACTCTTTTATTCGTTTTACGGGTCTTGACGATGAAGATGATGCTATGGGTATGACTCAAGATATTTGTTGGATTAACGAGCCATACAAATTCTCTCACGAGGTTTATAAACAACTTTCACAGCGTACATCAAAATACATTCTATTCGACTGGAATCCTAAACAGACGCATTGGGTTAACGAAGAAAAAAGAAAAGATAATACAATTACTTTATTTAGCACTTTTGAGGACAACCCTTTTTGCCCTTTAGAGTCTAAAATACAATTTTGGTCGTACCAACCATTAAGCCATTGTTCTATTGTATTAGATGGAAGTATAGAAGAATCGGAAGCTAGAATATATGATTTAGTTTTAAATAAAAGGAATTTTACAAAAAAACAAGTTAACGAACTAAAAAGGTGTATTTATAACGAAGAAGTAGGAAGTTTTTCTTTATATCATTGGCTAGTATTCGGTCGCGGATTAAAATCAGAAAAACCTAACAAAATATTTAAGAACTGGAAAATAATTGACGATAAAGCGTTTGATACACTACCATACCAAAGCTACTATGGTTTAGATTTTGGACTTTCTGCTCCAACAGCTTTAGTAGAAATGAAATTTGATGGAGACCGCACATTTTATTTAAAAGAGATACTATACTCTCCTTTGAATTTATTAAAACGCACACTTTCAGAAGAGTTTGATTTTTTAGGCATTCCAAAACATAAAGAGATTATTTGTGATTCGGGGAACGAGCTAAACAAAACAGAAGGGAACAAACTACGCAACGCAGGGTATAATGTAATTTTCGCCAAAAAAGGAGCAGGAAGCATTTCAAACGGAATCGAAACAATGCAGAAGTCTGAAATTTACTACTGCAAAAAATCTGAAAATTTAGAGCGTGAATATGAGAATTATTCGTGGAAAATATGGCAAAGTATTCAAATGGACGTTCCTGAAGATATGAGCGAGGACCACGCATTAGACGCTTCAAAATACATTATAGTTTGGTATTCAAGAACTAGGGGATTAAATTAAACGAAATAAAAACAAAAAAATCAATATATTTATAAAAAATAGTATATTTGTACTAATTATTAATGTTGTGAAGCATCGATTATGGGTTTATTAGATTTGTTTAAAGGCAAAAGTATTAATGTGGAACGAGACCGCATGGGTAATTTTACCTATTCTTTTTTAGAACAAAATGCTTTTACTAATTCAGCTAATAACCTACAGCAGTCGTTAACAAACCCTATTTTAATGGCTATAATTTCTTTGAGATGTAAAATATACTCTCAAATGAAAATAACACATCTTAACGCCTCTGATAAAATAATTGAAAATAGCTCAATAGTAAAACTATTTAACCAGCCTAACTATTTTCAATCAAAAGAGGATTTCTTTTTTCAGCAAATGTGGTTTTTGTCAGCAAACGGGACTAATTTAACGTATGCAGTAAAACCTCTTTCAGAAGTACATTCTATTTATAATTTGATTCCTAGTGAAATAGAAATAAACGATACTAATAAAGTAAAATCGTTTATTTATACTAAAGACGAATTGCGAAAATACGGGGATAGAAAAATAAAATATAGCCTTGACGGTCAACAATTCGAGATTAAAATAAAAGATTTAATTCCTACGTATGATTTGGCTAACGGATTAACTAAAAATTCGTTAATGAGTTCGCCAAGCCGTATTAACGGAATAGAAAAAACTTTGCAGAATATCGAAGAAAACATTTTATCTAAAAATGTTAATCTAAAAATGACTCAAAAGTATTTGATGGCTAGCCAAGGCGATGGCAACGAAGCTCAAATACAAGAAAAAGAAAGAGAGAGTATATTTCAAAAAATAGCACGCAAATCGCTGTTAATTACCAACGCAAACATTAAAGCGCAGCATTTAGTAAGCGATATGAAAAGGCTTTATTTAGATGAGCAATTTTCTAACGATGCTTTGACTTGTTTGAATGCTTTTGATATGAATAGGGATATTATAAATTATTTCAGCAACGGGGCAAGTACGTATGAGAATAAAGAAAAAGCTATGTTGGATTACGTGCAAAACTCCATACAAAGCGATGCCGATAATACAATGAATAGTTTCGCTAGTGCTTTTGGGTTAATTGATAAAGGCGAAAAATTAAAAGCTTCTTACGACCATTTACCAGTGATGCAAATGGTAATGAAAACTAAAATAGATACTTTGCAAGCGTACATTAATACGTTAAACGACTACGATGTGAAACAAAAACTTATTTTAATTGATGAATTTAAACTAAAATTAGGTTTATGAAAGAGCAAAAAAAGCCTGAATTAACAAAGGCGCAAATTGAAAAGTTGAAAATTGAAAAAGCAAAATCATTCGATAAAATTATAAAAAAATGATAAAAGTATTAGAGTTCCCAAATAAAGAGTTTCAAAATAAACAGGACTTATTTAGAGCGTTAATTGATAATAAAAAAGAGCTTATTTCAATTAAAAAGTCAGCTACTAAAAATGCCGATGCTGTTTCTTTTGCATATTTAGATACTTCGGTTAAGATAGATACAAATAAAGAAGACATTAATAGTCAAATTCAAAACCCTGAATCACTAAATGTGAAAGTAGTAATAAACACTACTAATTTTTTAGATAGTCACGGAGACGTACACGTAAGCGGAATATGGAATAAATCCATAAAAGATAACGTTACTTTTCTTCACTTGCAAGAACACGAAAGAGAGTTTGACAAAGTGATTACCGATAGTGCTAACGGTTACGTCCAATCGATTACATGGAAAAAATTAGGCTTGCCATACGAAGGAAAAACAGACGCTTTAATTTTTGAAAGTACAATTGATAAAAAGCGTAATGAATTTATGCTTAATCAATACGCTAATGGGTGGGTAAAGAATCATTCTGTAGGAATGCGTTATGTACAGCTAGACATGGCTGTAAATTCAGAAGCGGATTTTGACAAAGAAGAAAAAGCATTATGGGACGAATACTATCCAATTATCGCCAATAAAGAAGTAGCAGACGAAAGAGGTTACTTTTGGGTAGTTAAAGAAGCAAAAATAATCGAAGGTAGCGCAGTTGTAATGGGAAGTAATTCAGCAACTCCTACTTTAGAAAATAAAAATGAGCCGTTGGAAAACACTCAAGAAAACGAGTCGACAGAAGTCACTCAAGAGCAAAAACAATTATTACAAAATTTATTAAAAAAATTCAATTAATGGAAGAAATTATCAAAGAATTGGGTCTTAAAATAGACGCAATGAAAAAGGATTCAGTTTCAAAAGCAGAATTAATCGAAGCAATGTCTGCGGTTAAAGAACTAGAAACAAAAGGAGAAGAAGTAGCAACATTAAAAACCGATTTAGAAGAAATCGCATTAAAAGTATTGCAACTAGAAACTAAAGGAGACGCAAATAGCGTTCCTGAATCAATCTCTACTCTTTTGACAGAAAAAGCAGAGGAATTGAAAGCAATGAAAGACAAATCGGGTGCAAGTGTTCAAATTACACTTAAAGCTGTTGGAACAATGGGACTTGCTACCAATGTAACAGGTCAAGTTCCACAAGCTGAAAGAGAAGCTGGAATAACTAGAATTGTAACAAGAAACCCTTTTGTATTGCAATTAGTAAACGTTGGAACTATCATGTCTAATGTTTGGGAATGGGTTGAACAAAAAAATAGAGAAGGTGGTTCAGCAATGACAGCTGAAGGAGCTGCTAAATCACAAGCCGATTTTGATTTAGTTGTAGCTTCAGCCAATGTTAAAAAAGTAACCGCTTACATTAAAGTTACAAAAGAAATGCTTGACGATGTTGAGTTAATGCGTTCTGAAATCGACCAAGAACTAACTGAATTAATCAATTTAAAAATTGACGACCAGTTATTGAATGGAACAGGATTGACCGTTAATTTAACGGGTATAAATACAAATGCTACAGCATGGGCCGCTGGTTCTTTTGCTTTGGCAATTCCAACCCCTACTAAATGGGACGTTTTAAGAACGGCAATCAATCAAGTTCGTGTTAATTTGTTTGAGCCTAACTATATTTTAATGCACCCTACCGATGTAACTGGAATGGAGTTGTCAAAAGACAGCACAGGACAGTACATAATGCCACCTTTCGCAGCACTTGACGGAACAGTAGTAAGTGGTATTCGTGTTGTTGCTAATACAGGAATCGCTTTAGACAGCTTCCTAGTTGGGGATTTCACAAAAGCAGGAGTTCGTTTCAATGAAGGATTAACTATTAATGTAGGCTACGAAAACGACGATTTTACTAAAAACCTTGTAACTATTCTTGCAGAAGCTCGTTTGGTACAAAGAGTAAAATCAAATCATTACGGAGCATTCGTTAAAGGAGTTCTTTCTACATCGATTACAGCTCTTACAAAACCTTAATTAAATGGAAGTTAAGTTATTAAAAGATTGGGCTGGACATAAAAAAACAGCCCTAATTGAAATAACAGACGAATCTGTTTTACAAAAAGGTTTTGAAATAGGATTGTTTGAAAAGAACGAGGAAAAAAAAGAGAAACCTAAAAAACAAGAATAATGCCTAATATAATTGATATTACCCACTTTCAAAAAGCTAACGGATTAAACATTCCGTTAAGTCAAAGTGCGCCAGTTAGCAATGTAGCAATGCAAACACCTAACAATGCGCAGGCTATTCAGTTGCTTATTGATAAAGTGGAGAAATCAATTTTATTAAACTCTTTAGGTTTAACTGTTTACAAAGAACTACAATTGGCATTAGCGGATATTGATAATCCGCTATATGCCTCTTATAAAAAATTAGTAGAAGGGGAAGAATACGACGATAAAGTATGGAATGGGTTAAAATATGAAAATAGTTTAATCGCATGGCGTATTTACGAAATTTTCGTTAGTGAAGTGAATACAAGCTTAACAGCTGTGGGAACAGTAAATATAAATCCTGAAAAGGCTAATTTAATAACGCCACATTATCGAATTGCAAACGCAAATGTAAACTTTCTAACTCAATACCAAAACGGTTACTTGAAATATCCGATAATTTATGACGATGTTTTTACTGATTGGTTTGGAGGGTGCGAAAACGGTGTAGAGGTTTCTTTGTATCAATATTTAGTTGATAAAGTAGCTGATTTTGTCGGTTTTGATATTGCTAATTTCAAAGTGTACGAATCTAAAAACTCATTTGGAATATGATAACGTTTGAGGAAACTTTAGGGCGATTAGTAGATTTATTTCCGCCTTTGACAGATGCCAATACCAATGATTTTAAAATTCATTATAATTGGGGAACGCAAGAGGTTTTAAATAAGTATCTTAAAATGTACAAAGACGCAGTCTATCCTTTAGTTTGGCTTATAAATTCAACTAATACAGAGAATGAGCAAACGAAAAGAATAAACAGAAGCGCAAGAATAGTTATTGCAACGAAATCAAACGCTGTAAATGAGTTCAATCCGTATCAATACCAAAATGACTTTTTAAACATTTTAAACCCAGTTAAAAAGAATCTTTTAAAAGCTATTCGTGCAAGTGGAATTTCACAGTTAACGAATGAAAACTACAAATATAGTTTTATTCCTAACTACAGCTACGAAGATAGCGAAGGCACTTTAATTGATGTTTGGAATGCAATTGTTATAGATTTAGAAGTAGAATTTAGAACAGATTACACTTGCATTAACGCAATAAAATTTTAACTATGGCAAAAAAACAAAAGCACACCGAGTTACAAAAGAAGTTTCGATTTTTAAAAGAGTGGAAAACATCAAAAAAAACGTTTCAAGCTGGAGACAGTTACGAAACAAACAACGAAAAAATAATAGAATTTTTAATAACAAATAAAATAGTAGAAAAATGGGATTAATTTCACAGATTTTAAATAAAGTAGATTGCGGACAAGGCGCATTGCTAGGTACTGGTGGTAAATTCTGCCCTATTGATATTGAAACGCCAACCGTTTTAGTAGCAATTGAAAAAAGGTTAAAAGTATTGCCAGGAGCTAATTTCAATTTAGCGTATGTGCGTGAATTACAACAAAAAGGTAAGGCGTATGTTTTCGCAGGCGTTGTTGGGTTTGCAGATAACACTGCAGAAGACGAGATGGGGACTCATGATGCTACTGGGGAAAAATATTTAACAATGAAAAACCCTTACGACTTGTCGTTTAAATTTGACAGAGGGCTTTATTCCTACAAAGCGTTAGCTAAATTTGAATCGCATAGCCGTTACGATTACTGGATTTTCGATATACAAGACAATATGTTTTGTGCCATGGATTTACAAGGTAATTTGAGAGGTTTGGAAGGTTTAGTTTTGAATATCGGTAAATACGGTATTGGAAAAGAAAATAGCCAAACTATGACTATACAAATCAGACGCTCTAGCTTCGACAATGATGTAGCTTGGATTACAAGTGCTAATTTAGATTTTAGCGCACAGCAAGACCTTGACGGATATAACGATGTTACTATTGATATGGTAGCTCCAGCCGATGGCGATTTGTCAATTGTATTCTCTGTAAAAGCAAACTCTAATAATAAATTAGTACCATTAGAGGGGTTGGCAAAAACAGATTTATTGTTAAAAGTAAACGGAGTCGTTACGGCAATATCTGTATTAACCGCTTTAACAACACCTGGAGAATATGCTGCTACTGTTCCAGCTCTAGCTACAGCAGATGTTTTGTTGCTTCAAACATTTGACAGCGCAAAAAATGCAGACATTATCGATTTGGACGGAGTTCTTTACAAATCAAATGTTGCTACATCTATAGTAATTGTATAATAAATAAAAGGGGGTGTTTAAACGCACCCCCTTTATTTAAAACGTTAAAGGCGTGCGATCGGTTCAAGTTCCGTAATTAAATACAAAAATTAAACCAATGAATGTACTAGACTATATCAATAAGCTACAGTCGGTGCGTTCTAAACTTCAGGACGAAACCGAGAATATTATCTACAGAAATGAAAATAAAATCATTCAATTAAACACAAAGCAAATTGACGATTTTATAGGTTTTGATGGGAATATGCTTATAAATTCTGATAAAAGATATAAAGGAGTTTATGCTTTAGGAACGCAACTTATAAACCCAACAAAAAGAGCAGGAGACCCTTATAATTTTAATGATAGTGGAAATTTATTTAGCGGTTTTTATGTCGAAGTTTCAAACGACTTAACAAAAGTAACTATAGGCTCAACAGGTACAGGAAGCGGTAAAAAAGCAGAATTTTTTAGAGGATATAAAAACTTTTTTGGGTTAACAAATCAAAATCAATACATTTTAAACTATGAAATTATCCTTCCCGAACTTAATAAATTTATCAAAGAAAACCTTAAATAAAGTTACTTTTTACGATGACTGCGAAAAGATGCCTTTGTATAATTTTTACAAATACATCGAAACGCAGGATTTGCGATGGTTTACAGCTGAATTTGTAGAAAGTGACGAATTACCTTTAGTTATTGAAAAATTCTACAACGATTATATTGCATTAAGCAAAAACCAAAGTATTCAAAATCGATTCTCAACTATGTTTGAAATAATGCGTTTGGAAAACAAATATAGGAGTGTTTATTCTATTTGCACAGCTATATGTAACTACGATGTGCGATTAGGTAACGAATTGCTTTATCAATTAACCGATTTACTCGAAAAATGGCACTATAAAATATCAAAAGAAAAAGAGCTTTTTTCGCAAATTGACGCTGTTTTGAATAGAATCAAAGGCATAAAAACAAGAATAGAAGTATTGACCGATAAATTAAAAATAGACGATAAATACGAAGTACAATCAGTTAGAAGCAGTCTTTTAGATTTAGAAAGGGCATTGGACATAAAATATCAGTTAAACCCTAAAGAATTAAGTGTAAAAGAATATATTGAATTACAAAATAAAGCGCAAAAAGAAGTTTCGGAACGTAATAAAAAAGTAAAATAATGGCAGGAGAAATAGATATAGTAGTAACGAAGCAAGCGCAGGCAGAAGTTGACAAGCTTTTAGCAAGCTTAAAATCTACATACGAAGAAATAATTAAGGTTAATCAAAATGCGATTAAGTTTAATGGGCAAACTGCGCCTAAAAATCCGAGCCAAGTCAATTCTACAGTCAGGGAAAGCATTGAATTAACGAAAAGTTTATCGGACGTTGAAAGAAAATTATTAAACGATACTAATAAATTACTTTCCGCTCAAAACAAGAAAATTCAGCAAGACATTAAAGAAATTCAGTTAGCTGACAAAAAAATAAGTTCAATAAATAAAGAAGAACAAGCTAGAATAAAGCTAGAGCGTGCTTTAGAAAAAGAACAAAGGCTTTTATCGGCATCTCAAAACTTATACAATAAAACGCAACAGCAATTAAATTCTGTACAAGCTGCATATAATAATTTAGCGACAAAAAAAGAGCGATACAATAATTTAACAGCGCAAGAAGAGCAAAGATTAAATACATTAAAAAATGTAACTGAAAAATACAATACAACTTTAAAAGCAGTTGACGCTACCGTTGGAAAACATACAAGAAATGTAGGAAACTACGCTAGTGCTTTTAATCCGCTGTCAAATAGCATTAATCAGTTAGGGCGTGAAGCTCCAGCGTTCGCAAATAGTATGCAAACTGGATTCATGGCAATATCTAACAATTTACCTATTTTCTTCGATGCAATGGGTAATGTTATTGCGCAAAATAAAGAGTTACAAGCGCAAGGATTACCTACTAAATCAGTTTTAAGTCAATTAGCTAGTAGTTTGTTTAGCTTCCAAACATTATTAAGCGTTGGTGTTACTTTGCTTACTGTTTACGGAAAAGAGATAGTTAGCTGGGTTGGTACTTTATGGGGTGCAAGTGATGCTTTAAGCGAATTAAATAAAAATCAAAAGGAATTTAACAAAGCTAGATTTGAAGGGAAAAAAGACGCTCAAAGCGATATAATAGAAGTAAAAAAATATCTATCCGTTTACAACGACCAAAAATTAAGTATTTTAGATCGGGAAATAGCGTATAAAAAACTTAATAGCCAATATGCTTATTATATTAAAAATACCGAAGACGCTACTATAAAAAACGGCAAGTTTTCCGAAGGCGTTGTAAAATTATTAGAAGATTTAAAAAAGCAAAAAGCACTTGACAAAGAAACGGATTTACAAGTATCTAATAAAAAGAGATTAATTGATTTACAAAAAGAATTAGATGCTGCGTTAAAATTAGAAAAAGTAAAAAAAGACTCATTAAATTTTGCTATTAAAAGTAATGTTTCCGCACAAGCTTTAGCGACAGCATCTAATGAGTTGAATAGAGCGCAATCTAAAAGAATATTAATTGAAAAAGATGTAAATGCCTACCAAGAAAAAATAAATCAAAATCAAAAGGATATTATTACGCTAACAAAAGAGCGTATCGGTTTAGAATACCAAGAAGATAAACAAAAAGACGAAAAAATAAGAAAGCTAAAAACGCTTGCGGATTTAGAAATAAAACAAGCCGATTACTACGCTTCCGATTACGCTTTGCGTAAAAAAATACTCGAAAATTCACGAGATAATAATAAAGCGGTATTTGATGACGAAACAAAAACTTTCGCTCAAAGAAATGACGCTTACGATAAAATGATGCAAGCTAAAAGTATTTTAGTTTCGGAAGCCTATGCCGAAGAAAAAAGAATCATTGCAAAAGAAGAATCGGACAACAAAAACGATATTATTTCAACTTACAATGACCGTATTCGTGAAATAAAAGAGTTAGAATCCGATAAAAATGTAATTTATACAGATGGTGCAAATGACAGAAACCAAGCTTTAGCAGAAAAAGAAAAGGCTTTGGACGCATTAGTTAAAGATTCGTTTAACAAAAGAGAATTAGCAACAAAAACGTTTACGCAAAATCAAATAGGATTAGCCACCGAATACTCGCAAGCATTGGGCGAGGTGCTAAAAACGAAATTATCGTTTGCAGAAAATGAAAATATAATATCTGAAGAAACTTTAGCAGCATTAGAAAAGTATCAAATCTACATAAAAAGCTTTACGGATTCTAATTCTTTAGATGACTTCAAAAAAGCTTCCGAAACTAAAAAAAATATAGTAGAAGATGAAACTTTAAAGATTTTGCAGTTAAAAATAGATGCAAATGCTAAAGAAATGGAGGGTATGGATTCGACAACCGAAGCATACACAAAACTAAACAAAGTCAAAACAGCACTTGAGACAGAATATGTTAAGATAAAAACTAAAAATGACGAAGAGGAGTTAAAAAGACTTGAAACGCTAAAACAAAACCAACTTAATTATTTAGACCAATTCAAACAAAGCTGGGATTCAGTAGGTTTAAAATCACTAGACTTTTTTACAGTTCTTGAGGAAAACGGTAAAACAGCGTTTCAAAATCTTATTGACGGTGCGATAAATACAAAAGAAGAAATCGGTATTGCTTTAGTTGGAATTTCTGAAGTATTTCAGGATATAATGAATAAAGTAAACGAAGCTTCCGAAGTTCGTTATCAAAATGAGATTAAAAGGCTAGAAAGTCAAAAGAATAGAGCTATTGCATACGCAGGAGAAAGCGAAACCGCAAAAGCCGAAGTCGAGCGTCAATACGAAGCAAAAAGAAAGAAATTAGAACACGATAAGGCAGTGCAACAAAAGAAAATGGCTTTGACAAACGCTATTATCAATACAGCGCAGGCAGTTATACGTGGTTTTGTAGATAGTGGATATGTAGGTGCTATTTTAGCTGGAGTTATTGGAGCAGCGCAAATAGCGATTATTTCAAACCAACAAATACCTGAATATTTCAAAGGTACAGAAAATCACTCGGGAGGTTTAATGCTTATTAACGATGGTAAAGGAAGCGATTATAAAGAAGTCGTTGAAACTCCTGACGGGAAGCTAACGCAATACGAAGGGCGTAATGTATTAACTAGCGCACCGAAAGGCACGAAAGTACACACCGCAAAACAATGGAACGAAAAGCTAAATTCTATTTTAATGGAAAATAGTATAATGCCGATGTCTAATACTAGCACGGCAGTATATAACGGACTTTCAAAAGCGGAATTTAACGAAGGAATAGGACGCTTGCAAAATACGATTGAAAATAAAGAGAGCTTTTCAATTGAAAGAGATGTTAGAGGCGAAAGGATTTATAAAATCAAACAAGGCGCAAAAACGGAATTACTAAACAATAGGTTAAAAATAAAATCATTCAATGTTTAAGCATTATCTTAATTTCAAAGATTTGCCTTTAATTGGCAAAATACAAGTGAGCGAGCCTTTTGGTTTTGACGGTCAAAGCCATAAAGTAAAGCAAGACGATGGCAGGTACGGTCGTGATGTAATAATCGCAAACGAAACTATTAAATTAAAATTCTTAAAAGACCATTTCGAGTTTATCGCTACGCCTCAAATGTTAATAGATGGAGTACCTTTTAACCACGCATCGCATGGTTTTGAATATTTAGCGTATTTGTTTGAGCAAAATGGTTGGGAGTCCGAAGTAGAATATATCATTGAAAAAAACGGTACAAGTTTTACAACTGGAATAATTGATTTTTTTACAGCAAATGTAAAAGAAGATGAAATCGAATTTAGCATTATTCAAAACACGAATCGTGAATTGATAAAAAGACGTGAGGATATTTACATTGACGCTTTTAGCGATAAAGACCTTGACGGTAATGCAATAACGCCTTGCCAAACGAGTAATATTCTTTTGAGAGCGAAGTCTATAATTACGGAGTCTGAATGGAAAAGTCCTGAACCATTTGGATTTGCTGTGGTTTCAGATAGAACTCATTATTGTAATCCAGCTCAAGAGATAGTTAAATTTGAAATAAATGATACTTTAGATTGGCTAGACCCTTTAATTGCTATTAATGCGACAAGCGTAGATATAGAAGCTAATAATTTCGCTATATTTAAGGCTTTAAATGAGATGTCTGATATTCAAATTTCAATAACTGATTTAGATTATAAATTTTTCTTTCCAATCGGTGCAAATCAAAGAAGAGTTCAGCAACAATTCGTATTATCGTGGGGATATTTAGCAGAAGCTCCTATCGGAACACATAGTTTTTTTAACGTTTATTATGATGAAAATACACCTCCAACAGACTATTTTAATAATTCAGATTACAACTACACAATACCTTACTTGCCTTCAGGGGCAAAAGTTTTTTTATACTTTAGAATAGGTGTAGATACAGCATTTTCAGACCAATCCGTAATAATATCAAGTTTAAATATAAAAGTAAATACTACGGAAACCGCATTAGATTCTGTGATTAAAGGAATTAGATTGATAGATTTAATAAAACACAATGTTAACTCTATTTCAGGATTGCCTGTAACTTCAAATGTTTACGATATAGGAAGTAAGAACTATAATAATTTTGCATTTAATGGTTATTTAATATCGCAAATATTAGATAAAAAATTCATAAATACATTTAATGATTTAATGAATATACCAACTGAATTAAATTGCGATTATCAAATAAATAGCAATGCGGTTGAGATATTACACTATGATAACTTTTATAGAAATAATGAAATTAGTGTTTTTATCGAATTGCCAAACGAAGAAAACGAATCTGAATTTAATAAAAGATATTTTTTAAAATCTTTAGAATACGGATACAATAAATCGTCTTTTGAAAATTCAGAAAATTCAAAAGGCACTTTAGATGACGTTCATACTGAAACACAATACATATTTACATCAAAAGTAACTGATGGTATTTTAAAAAGAGAGATAAAGCACGTTAGGAGTTCTTTTCTTATAGAAAACCAAAGAAAAAGATATATTTTAGATAAAAAAACACTTACAAATGATGATACTTTATTCTTATTAGATGTAGTTCCTTTGTCAGGAGGCGATATAGAAAAAGAAATAAATAGATATTTAAAATATTTTGAAGGTAAAATATATTCAGACGGAACATTTAATTGGCTTTTAATGGGTATATCAGTAGGAGATGTAATAACAATAAACAGCTTTCCTGTTACTGTTACTGCTATTGATAATTTAATATTGTCAACAAATGGAAATCTAGGTGTTGGTAGTGCAGTTTTATTCATAAAATACACACTTACAAATGTAGATTACATTAGCCGTGGAGAAGAGAATTTCACACAAATTAATGGGGTTTCAAATCCTAAAAACTACGCGAATTTAAAATATCATATAAAAAGAAATCTAAAATATTTTGAATCTTATTTAGCTACAGCAGGGAAGTACATAGCCAATACAGCGATAAAAAATACAGTATTTCGAGTAAACGATAAACTCGAAACAAAAATGTACAATGAAAATGCTTTGGTAAAAGATAAAAGCGATATTGCGATAAATGATATTGCGATAAAAAAAATACTTAATCCGATAATTCACAACATAACTGTTTTTTGTGAATTTGAAGAAGCTACTGACTTTTTCAAAAAAGTAGAAACTGACAAAGGATTTGTTAGAATCAAAACCGTCAAAGGGAAAATAGTAAAAGGCTACCCAATGGAAGCCGATTATTCTTGGACAGAAAACAAATTAACTTTGAAATTAGAGGAAAGATACGAAGGCGACTATTTGACTATTGACAAAGTAAGCGGAACTATTTTTATAAATAGTATCGGTTATGGAATGAATTTAGGATTAGATAACTTCAAAATAAATAATAATTTTGTATGTTTGTATGATTCAAATAACATTTTAATCGCAAATCCTATAAGTTTTGAAAAGATAAAAATTAATAACGTTTTATACACCGATTTAGTATTGTTTTCAAACGCTTTGTTTTCTTTAATTTAATGCTGTGAAGCATCGATAATATGAATGACTACTCATTTATAAGGCTAAAGCCTACAATGTTAGAAGCTATAGATACAAGAACTGTATCTATAGCTAACATTGGTTATTCAGACCAAGTTCAATTGTCACCAAACGAAAAATACACACAAATAACGAATACTACTTTAGGAATTGCTTTTGATGGCAATTACGCTGTTTATGTATGTGATTGTAGCGGATTTATATTAAATGATATTACTTCTTTCGTACAGATTTCTGAATTTACAGACAATAAAGGAACTCAACAAATCGCTTTCACACTTGACAATATCGGTTTTGATTACTATAAAAAACAGGTGCTTTTAAAATTCGTACATACAGTTTCTGACTATGTTTGGTTTTCAAATTTAATTACAATAACAGATTACGACCTAGAAAAAACTACACGATTTGAGTATCGAGATTATTCTGAATTTAACGGAATAGCCTATAATATAGCCAATGTTTATCAATCAATAAGGCTAAATTGTGAATTTATCGGTAATGATAGCGAAAGCAAAAAGTCAGAGTACACGTCAATTGACGGTATAAAAGTTTCTTCACGATTAATTGAAACGGAATTTGAAAAATATTTATTTCCTAAAATAGATAATTTCACATATAGAAGATTAAACAAGCTATTATCGCACCCAGTAATTTATGTAAATGACTATAGAGTGACTGATAAACAAACTATTAAGGCAAGCCAACATAAAGGAATGACTAATATTTTTGAAATCGATTTCAATTTAGCTATTAATTATAAAGAAAAATTAAGCGATATTTTAAATAATTCATTAATTCAAAAAGATTTTGATGCGCAGGATTTTGATAACTCGGACTTTTTAACTTAAAAAAATATGACAATAGCACAAATACAAGCTTTAATAACAGCAATAAATGATAACGGTCAAAATACAGCGTTAGAAGTTAGAACAGTTTTAACTGCGATACAAGACGAAGTTATCAAAATTGGCGAAATAAAAATGTTAGCGATGTCAGAGTTGGATATTGCGAATGAATTTGACTCCACTGGTTTAGGTGTTTTAAAATATGTAGGATTTGCAATTGCAAACGGTAATAATGGAACGTATGATTTTACAAGAAAAACGCCAATAGGATATGACCCTACTACTTTTATAAGTGGTTTTGACTATTCTATTATGGGTAATACTTTTGGCGAAGAAAAACATACATTAACAGAGCCTGAAATGCCAAGTCATTCACATACAGTTACGGGCACATTAGCGGTTGGCACTTCTGCTGGAGGTTCTGGTACTTTTGGGTTTGGAGGTTCAGATAGTGGCTCTGCTGGTGGTGACGAAGCACACAATAATATACAGCCTTCTGTAGTAGTACTATTCATTCAAAGAATTTCGTAATGGCAATACTTCAAATAAGAAAAAAAAGTAATAAGACATGGGTACATACAGATAGCGTTCTCGGTCTTTTTATTTTGTCTAAATTTTACGTTTCTGCCGATGGCACTAAATTCCAAATAGTAGAACAAGGCGAGTCAAAAAGAAGGATATATGATGTTGTAGATATTAGCCTTTTTGACGATACACAAGGCGGATTAATAGAGGTTTTTACAAACATAACAGCCTTATTATTAAGATTAGAGCAGTTACAATATCCAGCATTTGACACTTCAAATATGCCAGTTAGTTCTATTGATACTACAGCAACGCATTGGAAGGGCAATTACGATATAGTAACAAACCAACCACCATTGGCTGATGGAGTTGGTCAAATTGGAGATGAAAGGAAATGTACAACGGCTGGAAGTCGTAATTTTGGAAGCGGAATATTATATTTTAATATTGACGATATTATAGCGTATAACGGGCTTGTTTACTTTAAAAAAGTAGATAACAATCAAACACCAACATCTACTACAGCTATTACCCACACTCAACTAACATACACATCTAGCCCTATATTCACAATTCCGCAAAACGCTCAAATAATATCGGTAGTAATAAACGAATTACGTCATTTAAAAGCCACGAAATACACATACAATCCATTATTAGCCACGAATAATTTTGAAATAACAGACCCTACTTTTTTATTGGATTGGGAAGCGGGTACTGAAATAGAAATCGTAACACAATAAAACTATGAAAAAAATAATTGCCCTTTTATTATTCACAACGTTTGGTTATTCTCAAACGTACACTCCAGTAAGAAGTACTTTACACGACAATATTAAACTAAAAACCCCTCCTACTATTACTGGGGAGACGAAAGCATTAGTACGTAATAGCAGTACAGGTCAAGTAAGTGAACAAGTAATTGCAACAGCATCAATCCCAGATGCTTCCGAAACGGTTGCTGGAAAAGTAAGCGTAGGTACTCAAACATTTGGGGGCAATAAAACTATTGTTGGCGAAAGTACAACTACAGGTAATGCGTTTGAGGCACAAAATTTAGCACATACTAAAATACTTGAAGTAGGAAATAAAGGACACTTAATACAAAGACCCGTAAACAGAAGTAATTATGTTTATTCATTATATGATATCGATGGCTCTTTGGCTTTCGGGCTTTATCTAGGAGGCACAGGAGCGTTAACCATGGAAGCCTACGACGCTTCAAACGTATTATATTTTCAATTTTCACCAACGGCATTGAATTATTTTTTGCCTTCTTTTCACGTCGGAGATAATGTAGGAGATCCGTCTGCGAAGCTATCAGTAAAATCCACTACACAAGGCTTCTTACCGCCAAGAATGACAACAGCACAAAAGAATGCAATAGTAACTCCGAAAGCAGGATTAATGGTATTTGATACTACATTAATGAAACTTTGTGTTTTTACAACAGTATGGGAAACAATAACTTCAATATAATAAAATGATAAATACAACAATACCAGTTTTTTCAGATTTTAGAAGTCAGAAAAAAAACATTATTCATATTGAAATATTCGATACTCACGATGACTTTTTGCAAGAACGTTTTTTATACACGGTTCGTGATTATGTAGTGAATGAAGACGGCTCACAATATGACTTGCCTAGACGCAATCCTATAGCCGTAAGTTACGCTGAAAGAGATATGCTAAAGAAATATGTTTTAAGTCAGGCGGAATTTCAAGCAGAAATGACAGAAAGCTATTTGAACAACGCAATTAAGCCGTATGCCCTTCTAAATTTCGTTAGAATGGATAGACTGGAAACAGGAACTTTAATTTATGGACTTGAAGCTCATGAATTTGAAATAACGCCAAAACCAGTAGTAAATATAGAGGTAACAGAACCAATAGTAGAAATACCAACAGACCCAGTTGTAAATCCAAATCGATGAGAATAAACACACAGCAATTTGAACGAGCTTTATCAGTTTTTTTGGTGTTTATTTCGCCAATTTTGATAGCCACTACTGGCGAGATTAGACCGAGTATTAGTGACTACGCTTACAGCTCGCAAAGTAATTTATTTGTGGCATTATTGACTATTGCAGGAACGATGTATCTTTACAATTACACCAATAACAATAAGCACTGGTACAATATTATAATGGGGATGTCTTTAATTGGAGTTGCATTAACACCACATAAAGACTATCAAATTTTGCATTATTTTTTTGCTGGTTCATATTTTATAACTTCAATACTTTCAATAGGTTTAAGTAGCTCTATTTACATGAGAAAGTATAAATGGTATGTTGCTATAATTTCAATAATAGGATTAGGATTAGTTCCTTTTGGTTGGTATAGTATTTTAGTTGGAGAGAATATTGCAATGGCACCAGCCTCTTTTAACTTTTTTGTAAAATCTTTAAAAAAATAAATATGGGTTTAAGAGAGGTTATAAATAAGACAAATATACAAGGAATAATAGCCTTATTTGTAGTTGTTTTTGGAATGGTAGCAATGGTATTCACAAAAACAGACGCAGTTACAAAGTCATTAATAGGCAATTTTGTTGTTGTTGTTTTGGCTTTTTATTTTAGAAATTCTACTTTAAAAACTGATGACTATGGCAAATAGATTAGACTTTATTACTATTGAAATAGGTGTATTTACCAGTCTTTTTTTTGAGGAATTTGCTTTAAAAATAGTATTCACGACCGTATCAATGTTAGTTGGAACATATTTTTCATATCTATTTCAAAGATATTTAAAATCAAAAGAAAAAAACAAAGACCATGAAACTAAATAACGAAGGATATAAACTGATTTGCGATTTTGAAGGGCTTTCTTTAAAGCCTTATTTATGTTCAGCAAAAGTCCCAACAATAGGCTATGGCAACACGTATTATCCAAATGGAAAACGAGTTACATTGCTTGACGATAGCATTACCAAACAATACGCTTTTGAAATTTACAAAGATGTTGCGGATAGATTCGCTCAAAAAGTAAATACCATGGTAAAAGTGCCTATAACTCAAAATCAATTTAATTCTTTAGTATCATTTAATTACAATACTGGGGCTTTATCTACGTCAACATTGCTAAAAAAGGTAAATGCAAATCCAAATGACAAAACAATTGAAAACGAGTTTTTAAAATGGGTAAAAGCTGGTGGTAAAGTAGTAAAAGGACTTGTTATAAGAAGAAAAAAAGAAGCCGAAATATATTTCAAACAATAAAAAAAATGGAAACGGAAACGCAACGAGAATTAAATCGATTTTATAGAATGCTAAAATGGGTAGGAGTTATCGGTTTGGCTATTTTGATTGGTATTTTACTACGCAAATGCAAAAGTGAGCCTTCAGTAACAACGCAAAAAGCAACTACAAAAGAGGTTAAAGGAGGCTTCAAATATGTTGAGCCTAAAAATACTATTATTGAAAACCACTATTACGTTAACGGCAAAAAGCAACTGTACGGAAATTCCGAACAGTTCAAAAACGATAAATTTCTACAAGAACAAATCGACAAACTTTTAGCAGAAAATCAAAAGTTAATCGAATTATTCAGCGAGAAGCCAGCTGCTGAAAAAGACAGCGTTTACAAAGAAGCAATAAAACTAAACGAATTTTCGCAAACATTTGACGATGATAAAGTTAAAATCGATGTTTCTGGAATAGCGCAAGGAAAAGTTAAAACAATAAAAGCCGATTATTTTATAAAGCCTCAAAAAATAGATGTCGAAGTAAAACAAAAACAGCGTATATTTGCTTTAAAGTTAGGCGGAGAGTATGGGAATAGCCTAGAGTTAAACAAAGGCGTTTTCAAGGGAAATATAGAGTTTGAGAATAAAAAAGGAAACTCATTTAGTTACAGTTATGACTCCGACAAAAGGCATTGGTTAGGTTATAAAATGACAATTTTAGATATAAAAAGATAATTCATTTGTTTTTATTTTAGTTTGGTTAAAAATGCGAGATATTGAGAGATTCTCGCATTTTTTTTATTGTAAAAATTATTCAAAATTATTTGTTTATTAAATGATATTGTTTTACATTTGTCAAACAATTAACCCAACTATTGTATAACCGTTGTTAGCAGTAGTTATAATACTCAAATTATTATGTACACAAAAGAACAATTAAACAAATTAGGTTTTAAAGAAGTAAAAGACCAAGAAACAGGAATTATTGATTTTGTAAATAAAGTTACAAGCAATGTTCATTTAGTTTTAAGCCCAATGTTAGAAGAATTATTTATTTGGGTTTTAGAAGATGGTGGCGATGAAGATTCAGATGGAACAAAATTAATTATTGATACTTCTGATTTGGAGCAAGCAATTGAATTATGTAAGATTATTGTCGGTGTTGACGATGGCTTCTAATAATTACTGCTAACGTGCCTCATATTTACGACTGGTGGAACGATTAAAAGCTATCGTAAACAAATAAACAACAACATTAAGTGCATCCGACACATTTCCGATAAATCCCAAGCCTGACACTAGCGTAAATATGATGTTATGTGAGGTTGTGGGTTTTTAAAATAGATATTATTATGAAAACAAACATTACAAAAGGAATTTTTTCAGACGGTCATACTGGATGGAAAATAGGAGAAAGAGAAACAAACGGGGTAAACGGGTTTGAAATACATTACTCTGACGATGGAGAATGTATTACAGACCACGTTTACGAGATTGAAGATGCTTTTTTAATTGCAAAAGCTCCTGATATGCTTAACGTACTAAAGGAAATTATGGATAGTTACGAAAAGAACGGTCAACTATTATATTTTGACATAAACAAGGTAAGAGAAGTTCTTGTAAACCTATAATGTAGCAATCTCACATAACTCGTTTATATACGCAACTAACTTATGCAACTATCTGAAAATCAAATACAATTTAGATTTAAAATATATGATAAAATAGTATGCTTAAATGATGGTTTTCTTTATCAATTGGCA